GAACCACTAACAGAAACATTTCCTCCAACATTTATAAATCCTGATACTGAAATATTTGTGGCAATTCCTAACTCAGCCTCAACATTGGAAAGATTAGAACCATCACCATAAAATGCAGAAGCACAAACTTTAAATCCTGCATCAGTACAACTTGCACGAATATTACCTGCAACAAAAAGATTAGCATTAGAATCACTAGAACCAATAGAAACAGCACTTCCAAAAGTAATTGCACCTGTACCAATTAATGTACCACCTATTGAAGTATTTCCTGCAATATTAACATTACCAGATATAGAAACTTCATTGTTAAATTCTGTCTTTGCCTTGAAAGTACCAGCACCTGTAACTACAAGAGTACCACCAACAGAAACATTTTCACTGGCATTAATTGATCCAGTTACAGACAGTCCACTTTTAAATACACCAGTACCGGAAACAGAAAGAGTTGATTTAAGATGGGTAGCTCCTGTAATTGTGGCTGTACCCCCAACAGAAATATTACCAGCAGTATCTATATTCCCACTAACAGAAGCAGCACCTTTAATTTCAACATTACCACCAAAATTACCAGTATCGGCAACAGTTATACTACTAACAGATATATCACCGCCTACAGAGGCAGTGATTCCTGTTATATTAGAGCCATCACCATAAAATCCAGAAGCACATACTCTTTCTTGAGAAGCTATATTACCATCAACAGATGCTCTACCTGTAACATTTAACAGTCCTCTAATTTTAATAGAATCTGTAGCAACATCCAGAGCCGTATTAGTTCCTTCTCCTGTCTGTACTGCTTTAAGAGAAGTACTCACTCCAGTGTTTGAAGCGGATGAACTAACAAGAAGTACTTGTTTATAAGTATTTGATATTAATTTTCCGGTTATATCTGTCATATTAAATCCCAACTTTTATTGGCATCATCCCATTGTGTAGTATGCCCTGTTTCTACTAAAGTAGTTGGATTAATTGTAATCCAAGTAGCTGTTTCATTCCACTTAACTCCTCTGCCACCATTATCTGGTCTTGGATTTCTAATGGCAGGATTGTCTTTTACATTCGGTACTTTGTTTTGTGGATGGTTTTTTAAATCATACTGCCCCTCATAATCCTGTGGACATACCAACAACCCATAACTATTAAGTTTCATTACTCTATGAGGATACACAAACCCGCATGTATCACAGGCAGCTAAAGAATTTTTTTGAGTTGCCATTAATTATAAAATGTCAGTCTTGGCAAAAGATAAATACTGGCTCTTTCTCTATCTTCTTCCATTGCCCTAGCCAACATTTCCTCATAGTTTGTTTTTAACATCGCAATCCTTCCTTCCGCAACCCCAGGTCTTTTCATTGACATGAAATAAGCCAGACCGCAAGTAAGAGGAGGTAAGAATCTTTTAGGAAGATCTGCATTCTGGATGGCAGATTTATTTACATCCTGTAATTCTTTTACAATTTCTATTTTTATAACATCAGTGGAATTTTCTGGAATAGGCCACACCGACATTACAGGATTGTCTCTGCCCCTGCGAATACTATACTGGCTAGGTCTACCAGTTTGAGTCTTGGCAGGTATAATCATATATTCTTCTGGGGTAATACGAGTTAGTTTAATATCTGTGTTGTCTCTGCTGATAACAACTTCCAGAGCATTAATCGTACTGCTACTTAAATCATATGCAGTTGTTGAAGCCGCAACTGTTATAGCTGTTGTACTGGTAGACCAGAGAAGAATGCCCCTGTTCTGCCAATCTTTAAGCATTAGATTAATAGATCGTCTGGCAGAGGCTGGCTCATGACCAAGCGTATCCTCGCCACCAATCATTTCGGTAGCTTCCTGAATAACCTCATCTATATCTAGATTAAAGTTATATGTACCTGATACAGCCATTGCTCTTACCTATTTCCTTTTCTTTTTATAAACTACTTTTTTCTTTTTCTTTTCAGCATACTTTTTAGCAGCGGCTTTACCTTTCTTACTATATGAAAAATATTTAGGCCCAACTTTAGGCATTATAAATATCATCTATAAGCTTAGTACCAACACCACCACCACTAGTCATTCTGATAGTAGACTTAATTCTTGATTTATTAGTTACCTTGCCACCAGTTGCTCTTACTCCCCCTAATAAATCTTTTGGTTTAGCTGCTTTAGCTCGTTCTCCAGGTTTTTCCGTTATAAGTCCTCTGCCACCTTTAACTTTAGGCATAGCCATACTAGCCATTTTCGTTTTAGATAGACCTTTGTAAACTGGTTTTTTTGTCATTCCAAAAGGTACTTTAATTTTCTGACCTACTCTTATTTTATTAGGATCTTTAATATCTGGATTAGCTTCTAATAATTTTTTTAAAGTTATATTATTTTTTTTAGCTAACTGAGAAAGAGTATCCCCAGATTTAACTGAATGCGACTTAGTATTTAACTGATATAGCCCATATCCCGTACCAGCCGTTCCTATTAGACCAAGGGCTATTGCCGCTTTTTCCTTATTAGTTAATACTGGTGCTACTTTCTTACTTGCTTTTTTCTTAGTTGACCTTTTCTTAGGTGTCCCACCTGTTACTTGCTTAGGCGTAACTGGTTTTACACTTGCTTTGTTTGTCCAGGCTTTACCTAGAGTATCATCCACAGACCCAGGTTTTGTTGGTACTACTGGACCTAATTGGGAGTCATCTGCTTTTTTCCGTTTCTTTGCCTTGGTTGCTGCTTTTTTCAATGCCGCTGCTTTTTTCAATGCTGCTGCTTTTTTCAATGCTGCTGCTTTTTTCAATGCCGCTGCTTCTTGCTCTATAGCTGACATACCAGCTTTAATAGCTTTTCTTTTACCTGACATAATTAATCCTCCACTTTAAAAGATTTACCTTGCTGGTAATCTTCATCTACAACAACATCTTGTGGCTTTCCTACAATAGATGGACCTTTCCTGGCAGCGCCAAAACCCTGTCCTGTAGGTTTTCCTAGTATCTTATCCAACTTTGCTGGACGTTCCAATAATGTATGCGGTCCTACCCCCATTTTAACTTCTCCTTTTCTTTGGCAATTTCTTTAATATTTTAGCAAATCTAGCTTGTTGACCTAATTTACCAGGAGCCTTTGCTACCCGATTTAAAACTGATGCAGGAATAGTCTTTCCCTTTTTAATACCAAGAGATTTACGTAATGCTCCAGGTTTTTTAATAGCCTTCTTAATATCTAATTTCTTTTTCTTTTTTCTTCCAGGCTTCATAATCTGTTGTCTTGTGCTTGCTCTGTTAACCACGTTTCATAGCCTTCCCAAATCCTCTTTTAGCTGCCCCCACACCTTTGGGTTTGCCTATTTTTCCCCCATACTTCTTTTTTTTTCTTCCTGCCAACATACCTTTAAATTTTCCTTTAGAATCAAACAAATGAGGATTTTTTTCTCTATATCTTTGATTACCCTCTTTATGTGTTTTGTCTCTTGACTTTTTTGCTAGACTGAGTATAGCTTCCAGCATAGCTTCCCGATATTCTCCTGGACTATTATAATCGTCTTCCCATTTTTTATTACCACTTATTTCTGGAAAAAGTGGGGCAAGTTCTGGCCCTATATTTCCAACAGTAAATCCTAGACCAGCAGCAGTCCCTACTGGACCTCCTACTATAGATCCCATTACTATCCGTTTAGCAGCAGTAGATCCAAGCTTGTTGAGTAACTTTTTTGCCTGACTTTGAAGCTTTTTATTTCCTGCTACTTTTTGAAGAGCTTTTGCTCCAGCACTTGCTGCACCTATTTCTGTAGCCACTTGTGCTGCAAGAGGAACATTTGTATCTTCAGGCCAGAAATCAACATCTCTAGTTTCTTTACCTAGCTTAAAACCACCACCACCAGCTATAGCACTACTAAGAAGCTTTCCACCAGCACTACGGCGAACTATTTTTTTCTTTCTAGGTTTATATTTTTTAATCATAACTAGAGGCCACTACCTGACCACCTGTCATTCTGTAGGTAATCTTACCTCCACCTTTTTTCTTTTTCTTTTTATTTTTCTGTTCAAAAATAGAAGGAGGAGGAGTACCTTTTTGACCTTTTGGGATTCCAGTTCCTTCTGCAAATGGATCTTTTTTCTTAGGTTTAACTTTCTTTGGAGGTAAATCCTTCTTTGTAACTTCTATTCCCATTAACTTGCTCCTTGTGCTATAGTGTCTGGACCACCGGCAGGTGAGGCAGCAACTGCCATATTATCCTGTCTAGTTCTCCTGGCTTGGTTGTTTAATTTAGCTACTGCTTCCTGATAAGTAGACTCCCATACTGGAAGAGTAGCCCAATCTTTCATATACATTGTTGCTTCCACCATACACCCTGAAAAAAGAGCCTTATAACAATAATCACTAAAATAGTTCTGAGTTGTCATGCTGGTAGATGTGGCAGAAGACAGGTATAGTGGTTGGGATTGTGATTGAATTTCCACAGTTAATGCCGATACCGGCGTTGGCACAATTTTTATACTTGAATTATTTTTTCTGGTATAGTACCTTGGCGTACCTGTAGACGCACTAACAGGCCAGTAGTCATTGACATATTCTACTGTCCTGGGTAATAGATTTGTTACGGTTGTTCCTGTACTTACTATATAATTTACATTGCGAACAATACGAACCCTGTCGCCTAAAGACACAGTTCCGGCATTACCGGATGATACAGATATATTTGTATATTCATCCAGGCCGAAATCATCTAGGTCTTTAATCATACGAAACTCTGTCTTCTTTACAAAGGCAGAGACTTGGGTAGAAAACTCAGTTGAATCGTTTTCTGTTGTATTGATTAAATCTGTTTTTAGATAAGCATAGTTAGGCATAACTAGCCTAGATATAATGTAATTGTAGGAGCCATTGTACCTGTTCCAGAAGTTGCAACACTTACAATACCAACAACACCTACCCCCATATCGCCTACATATTGATCATTAGAATCTAATGCTCCCACACGATAACGAATAGCTGTTCCTTTAGCTGATCTATTTGTAATTTGCTTTGATCCTGAAAGAACAATTTCACCTGCAAGAGTTGAATAGGTATGTATAGCAAGAATTCTTGTTGTTGAGGGAGTAGGACTAGAACCTGTCCCTTCATCTCCTAAACTGGTATTAGTATCAACATAACGAAAACCTGTTATGATTGCCCCATCACTACTTACATTTTGTGCTACCTTAACATTTGTACTCATAGTATCTCCTTACAAGTAGCAGGGAAGCAGCCTAAGACTACTTCCCCACAGTTAGCTTTACGAGCCTTGGCTTCCAAAGAAACCACGCCAATCAGAAACACCGAAGCTATACCGCTCACGGGCTTTGAAGCGCAGATTACCAGTATCAAAGTCAGGCTCCATCTTCGTTTGAAGAGAAGTACGGACAAACATCTTTGTTCCATTAGGAACATCGGTTTTAATAAACCAGGAAGTTGTATCCGTGAACCGTCGATTAATATGATAACCTTCAGGCAGCATACCTAGATGACGAGTAGCATTGATTGCATTGATATTAGGATTAGCAGCTTGACCACCACTAGCCTGAGTATTGCCAGGACTCGACAAGACCCTATCTGCAATTGCCCAAGAATCAACTGGGATATGCAAGGAAACAGCACTCGCACCAATCAGAATACCACGATCATCTTTGATCTTCTGAACATTGGTAAGAGCAGTTTCAAGAGTAGATTCTGATAGATCAGACGCAGCAATTAAGTTGGACTGATTACCATTACCTACAGTTGGATGTGTGCTGGCGAAGAAAGCCACACCATCACCAATGGTATCAGAGAAACCATTGTTGAATGTATTCGCAGCTTTTACCTGTTTCGTATTAGCCATTGCACGGGCTAGACCCTTTGCACGAAGCTTGGCAAACGTATCATAAAGATTGTCTTCCATTGCTTCTTCAGTAATGGCAAATGCCAAGGCTATAGTTTCAGCCGTATAACGGGCTGTATAACTTTCCTGGGCATCGTCATAAGTAACAGCAGCACCTTCACCTTTAGTTGGGGCAGACCCAAAACCAGTGAAAAGTACTTCTTCTTCAAACGCACGATCTGAGTTTTCTACTTCATAGAGAGAATCAAGTTCATTGTTGACCTCTCCGTACTCCATTCCAAATACCGCATTAAGGCCAGGAAGGAGTTCTTTGCTAATACTAGCTCTATTTATAGCCATGATTATTTTCTCCTATTAAGCCGTTGATGCCGTAGCCGTTACATAACGGTCACGGTGGGTATTCAGATATACTTCGACAATCGGATAGGCATCGCCATCCCCCTCATCAGGGAATTTAGCCCGACCAACACCACGCACAGGTAACACACTTTCTGCGCCGGAAGCACCATCCAGGTAATAACTGGACTGCCCCGTTGTGGTATTTCCCGAAGACGCTGTAGAGCTAACCGTAACATTGTAGTTCTTTACGATTAACATTTCAGCAGCCGAAATAGTAAGTGAACATTGAATGTGATAAGTCTGATCAGGATCAGTAATCACAAAGAATTTAATATCCGTAGCACTAGTACTTCCGTTCCACCAACGGGAGAACTTCTGCTCACCATTTTCAACGTATTGACAACCCATAAATACTCCTGAAGGTTTTAACGTTGTAGCGATATACGGAGATATCGTTGCAAAGTTAGCACCAGGAAGTACTACTGGATCACCAGTAAAAATATTATTGGTGGGTGAGCCTGTAAGGCCGGTAGACGACAAAGCAATAACATCAGTTACCGCTTCATTGTTATAACCACCACCAATTTTACGAGCAGGAGTAAAGCCACGAAATGCTTTAGTAGTAGACATAGTTTACACTCCTTTATTATAAGAGGAGACTAATCCTGAAAAGAAGGATGTCGCCCCTTGGTTGTTACAGATTTACTTGTATTGGAAATTGGCATACGAGAATCAGAGCTTTTCATAAGTTGAGCATTCACTGCATCCATCATATCATTGGCCTTCTTCTCGTAAAATTTCCTTCTAGCCGCTATCTTTTCAATTGGTTTCTTAGCCAACGCCACATCTCCACGACAGACTGTACCAAGATACCGGCCTTCTTCCCTTACGAAGGATGTAACAGCCATTTCAGGGACTTCATCCGAAGTTACAAAGGTCCATCCTTCCTGTTGTCTTTTGCCAACATTCAAGATATCATCTTCACCTTTTACAGATATGCGTATCCAACGGAGGCCAACTCCCTCACTGTCGAATCTTGCTTGTACCGAATCCGGTATACTGAGGGCATCTGGCTCCTCAAAGACATATTCCTTTTCAACTTCTCTAGTATTAGTTTCCCTAGTTTCGTTACTACGTAATTGATTTCGTGTCATTTATTTTCTCCCACGTTTAAGTTATATTGGTATAATTGCCGTCAGCATCACTGACTTTAAGCTTTTCAGCAGCATATTGTTCAAGCGGTATATTCCATTTCTGAGCAAGCCTAACATCTTCTTTAGATAGTTTAACTTTACTAGACCCGGATGGAGCCAAACGTGACGGCCCCGATACTACTTGAGCAGGTGTTGACGTATTTTCCTGCACACGGTCTTGGCTTTCTTCCAAATCTTTAGAAAAAGCCTTTTTAAGCCTGTTATCAATTTCCTGATAAAATTCTTGATCATTCGGATCATAACCTTCTCCTTTGAGTTCCGCATCTATTGCCAGAGCAGCAGCAGTTTTAACATTATCCTGCCCAAACCAAGAATTCTTACTAGCCCAGTTTTCAGCCATTGGATCATGCTGGGAAGGAGGGGGGGAAGCGTACTGTTGTTGCGGCTGAACAAATTCTTGTTCTGGCCTCTGTTCATATTGATACTTTGCAGAAGACACTGCCTTCAGATCAGTTTGAGCCTCATTCAACATCTCCTGTGCTTTTAGAACTCTTTCTTTATCTCCTTCTTCAAAAGCTTCCATATACACTGATCTGGCAAGCTCAAGTTTATCATTCAATTGTTTTTCCGAAGCATCAAGACTTAATTTATTTACTTGAGTTACTTCATTACTTTTCGTTCTGAGGTTGGTGTTCAGTTCCTCATTTTTTTGGATGAGAGCAGTAATCTGTTCATCACGTTCTTTTCTTTGGCGAATAAGCTGCCTTATTCTTTTCTCTGCTCCCTTGGTTTCAATCCCTTCTAATTCAGGAGGGTTTTCTTCTTTAGGAGTTTCTTCTTCTTTGGAAGGCTGCTGTTCTTCTTCTTCTTCTTCGATTTCAAACCCAACCTTCTCCGACTGCTCTTCATTCGGGACTTCTATTTCATCCCATTTATCTTCTTTATTCATAATTTCCTCCGTTGTTTACGAAACAAACGATTTAACGTAACTATATTATAACATAGAATTAGCTATTTCACAAATTAATTTGACCCAATTCCTAAATTAAATGTAGGATCTAGATCTTTTGGATCATCTACTTTCATTATAATTTGATCATCAAAGAGTAGAATTAATCTTACTCCTTTATAAAATAACTTAGTTCCCGTATGCTTGCCGTAGCATACATGATCTTCCACACTGCACCATGCTCCACCAGGAAATTTCTCTTTATCCATATATGCCAGATCACCAAGAACCAAGACCTTGCCTACCGTGGTAAGATACGCCATGTCATCTTTGGTTGAATCAGGAATAAAAATACCGCCCTTAGTTACACTCTTAACTGAAACAGGACGCACCAAAACATGGAATCCTGGTAGATGGGGCAATACTTTCGGATCTTCAATTTCCTCTGAATCACTAATCCAGAGATCGTTTTTAACGGCTTTTCCTAAATCTACTTGTTGCATTAGTCTTCATCATCTCCATAAGCTCGTTTTTTAAGAATATCAGTAAGATTTGTTCTGGCCCATTCCAGACCCTGTATTGATCCTACGGTTTGCCGGTAATGGGGGTAATCTTCAGCACTACCATTACCCAGCATTATTCTTAATTTATCAATTTCCTTATTGAACTCAATAATAACCTCATCCCAAATTTCCATAAATTAAGATTTGCCTTTCTTGGGTTTTGGAAAATCCCACTTGCCGCCATTCCATTCATTTAGCGAAGCCGTTCTTTCCCACTGGCTTACAGCATCCTTTTTGGATGGATCGCCAAAAGATTTTCCAGAAGGCTTTACATGGTCAAGATAACCTTTACCCTTCTTCATTTCTGCCATTTGTAGTCTCCTTTTTAGATTGTTCAATCGCCATCTTGACAAGAGCATCCAAGCCTTTAGTATCAAGATCAGTTTCATTCTTCTGTATTTTATCCATCAAGTCTTTTAAAAGTCTTTCACGTTCAACTTCAAGTTTCTTTTCTTCAATTTCAACATCTGTTCTTAACTCCATAGTTTTAAGTTCTTTCTTGGATTCTCTGTCTTTCTCAGACTTCTCCTGCTTGAAGTTATCCGTTGCATTAGCCTTTAGAATATCTATGATCTGTTCGTTCTCATCCAGTTCAAGCTTCTTGTTCTTCAGTTCCATCTCTGCCGCCTGAACCATAGTATCAGACTGTACCTTCTGTTTTTGCAATTCCACCTTGGCTTGTTCTAGAGATACAAGCTGCTGTTCTGGAGATTGCGCTTGGCCCATTGCCTGATTTGCATTCATAACCTGTTGAGCCGCTTGTCCCATTATCATTTCTATACTGGCAGGATTTTGCGCCTGTTCCGGTGGAAGCTGTGACATTAACTGTTCTGTCATTCCATTCATCTGTTCCTGGTACTTGAGTACCGAATGCTCTTGAATATTAGCCTGGAGTATCGGCTGTATTCTCTGCATGACGGGATTGGCACCATTGGCAGGATCTTGCAAATAAGCCATCTTTACCTGGATATGAGCATCATGGTTCTGGCCCGGAAAGGCTCCAATAGGAACTCCCTTGGTTGCCGCCATAATATCCGATACCGGATCAAGCGGTTTTGGTTCAATCTTGGCAGGAAGAATCTCTTCAAGGTTAGGCATGTTGGCTGCATGAAGGATTGTCCTGTTCAAGGCTTCCATATTGAACATGCCTGGAGGAGATTGCTGTGCCATCTGCAATGCCATATTAGCCATCATCATACGATGAGCATTGCTGGGAATATTAGGATCAGACACAGGAATAATATCTATGCGCCCATCAAAATCACCTTTAAATATACTTCTATCTTCAAAAGGAACATCATAGGGATATTCATTGGGAAGATAATCATAATTAATCTTGGCAAGGATTCTAAATTCATCTTTCTGTGACTTGTGTACTCGTTTGTGAATTGCCGTAAAGAACTTACTACTGGCTTCCAGAAGAGCCATTGTCGTTCCTACGGGTCCATAGGAGGCAGCATCAGAGATAACCTGCTCTGTGCTGTCTGCAAACTTCTGACCAGCAGAAGCTACAAATGTAAGCATTTGGAATAGAGTAGAGGAAGGCTCCTTATAGGGGAGAGGAATAATAGCCTTTGACAAATCTACTCCAGTTGCTTCCACCTCCTTGAACTCGCCAGGGGAAATAGGTTCGTTGTCACCAACGATTCTCAATCCCTTGGCCTTGAAACCTCCTGGTAAATTAGCAAACTGACCAGCATCAATAAGAGATCGCATGGCTGCTGTTGCACTCATGGTAAGATTACCAAGGAAGTGTATTAGACCTAGACCGTAGAAACCAAAACCAGGAACAAACCTGTAGTGAACAAAATGACTGCGTTTCTCCATGCTGGGGTCGTCTTGTTCATAGTTTCTGCGAATACTAAGTACTTGTCTGCTCTTCTCTTCTACTGTTACGATATAGGGAAGAGACTGTTCTTTGTTTTCAATATCCAGATAACAGTGCTGTTCCAATAGAATATACTGGGGATCTTTATCGGAACTTGGAGAAAGCCCAAGAATCGTGTCCATCTTTTCGGTAAATGAAGACAGATTTACCTGTCCAGGTTCAGGGAGTTCCGCATCTTGGTAGATGCCAGCTTTGATATCCCGTGCAATCTCCACTGGACTGCGATAAATAACATGAGTATATCTGTCAGCGTTTCTAAGATCAGTGGCAAAGTAAGACACATAAAACTGATCTATGGGAATAAATTCAGAGACAGGACGTTTAAGAGTTGCGTTATAATAAATCTTTTTGAAAGCTGACCCAATTATGGGCAAATGAAACAGCATTCTTTCAAACTCATCAAAGTATTCCGGCATCTGCTCAGTAACCTGATAGTTCATAAAGTTCTGAACACGGTTAGCCTGGAGTTCTTTATCAGGTGTGTGCTTACCCAGTATGTTTGTCTTTACCGGCCCTGAAGATGGGAAGAGTTCACCGGAAGCCTTGGACTGAAACTTAACGGCAGACTCAATGAGAAGCGGATGGACTGCTGTACAAGCTCCTTCAAAAGGTTCCGATCCAGGCTCAAGCTTGAGTCCTAGAAGTTCAAATCCTCTTTCAAACATGGATTCCCACTCGCCTCTGGAATCTTTATCAGCCTGATAATTCTCAATTACATCAATGGCAATATCAAAAAGATCTTGCTCTTCCAAAGTTCCGCACAGATCCCCATACCATTCGGAAATCTCTTCTGAAGGCTCCATGCTGGCTTCCGTTTCATCAGCAAAATCTACAATAACACCCCCATCATCGGCTACTTCAAAGGTAGCATCCAGATCTGTTTCTGAAACCATAGGAACTACATTGGATAGTTCTTCTGGTATTCTATCATATGGGTTTTTTTCAGTTGCCATTTTATGCTTCTTCCCCAAACGGTTCAT